CATTGCTATAAGTTTTATAACGCTTCTTACAATCTGTACAGTGTCGTTATGTACCTTTCTTGCTTGTTCAGGGGCAGAATTCAAACCAGTCACAGATTCAGGCCAATATATTAGCAACAATTTACAATACATGACTCCAAATCCGGAAACTCTTCAAGATTCCAGAATCGCATACACCCTAAAGATCACTATGTATGATGAAGAAGGTGAAGAAAAAGAGTTTTTGTTGTATAAAGAACCGGTTCAAAAGTTAAAATGAAAATTTACGCCTACTTATTATAGAGTCAACAATAGGTTTTAAAATGGCGAAGAAAACGTATGTGCTAGATACAAATGTGTACCTGACAGATGGACACTCTATAAAAACCTTTGGTAATAATGACATATTAATACCTTTCAAGGTCTTAGAAGAGATAGATAAACATAAAAAACGTCAGGATAGCGTGGGCTTAAATGCCAGAATAATAATAAGAACCTTGGACGAGCTTCGATCTAAGGGCAATCTAAAAAAGGGCGTTAGAATAGGAAAAGGCAAAGGTATAGTCTTCGCCCGACCTCATGATTTAAAGTTGCTGCCAAACGAATTGGACAAGGACGATGCAGACAATACCATTATCAGTACTGCATTAGCGGAAAAGACTGAAAATCCAAATAAAAAGGTTATTGTTGTTACTCGTGATATCAACATGAGAGTACGCTGTGATGCAATCGGACTACCGTCTGAAGATTTTCAAGCACAACAAACAATAGCAGACAGTCAGTATTTATACTCAGGCTTCGCAGAACATTTAGTTGATGAACAAATTATAGATCAATTTTATGCAGATGAAGAGATTGAAGTCTCAGAAGAAGATATTAAACTTCACACAAACCAGCTTGTAATGCTTGTATCAAATTCCAACAACAAGAAAACAGCCATCGCGAAGTTTACTAGATACGAAGAACCACTTAAAAAAATTATGAATTATGATGGTGGAGTTTGGGGCGTACGCCCACGAAATAAAGAACAAGCATACGCACTGGACATCTTAACAGATCCAGAAATACAAGTCGTGACTTTGGTTGGTAAAGCTGGTTCAGGCAAAACCCTGTGTGCTATAGCAGCAGGTCTAGAACAAGCCTTAGAACAGTCCGATGAAGGAAGAGGAAATTATAAGAGGATTATCGTTTCCCGCCCTATACAACCAATGGGCAAGGACATAGGATATTTACCAGGTTCTATGGAAGAAAAAATGGCGCCCTGGCTAGCTCCAATTCAAGATAATCTAGAATTTTTGATGGGTAATAAAAAAACACTTGACATGTACATAGATGATGGTATAGTTGAGGTAGAGGCACTAACTTATATTCGTGGACGCTCCATCGCAAACGCCTTTATTGTAATTGATGAGGCTCAACAGTTAACAAAACATGAAATAAAGACTATACTTACTAGAATTGGTGAAGGGACCAAAATTGTTTTCACTGGAGATATTGAACAGATTGACAATGTATACGTCGACGAGACTTCAAATGGTCTTACTTATGTTGTCGAAAAATTCAAAGACCAAGAGTTTTCCGGCCATATTATATTACAAAAAGGCGAAAGATCAAAAGTGGCCACAGTAGCAGCAAAAATATTGTAACAATGAGAATAGAAAAAATATCACCGGTAATGGCGCCGATAAGAATACCATATGAGCACCTGAAATGGTGCGGTGTTCAAACCGAAAAAAAACAAAAAGATGAAAAACCAAAGGTCGATATAAGCTCTGGAGACTTTACACTTTATGATTCTTGTGGTAAAATAGTAGTATACACAGACAAAAAGGAGTCATATAATGGCAGATGTTGATTTCAAAGACACTGACGTCGAAAATCCACTACTTAAAGAGGCTGTAATGCAAGAAACAGAAATGAAAACCTGGTTGGTTGAATATGTTGGAGAAAAGTCTAGCCCTGAAAACAACAACGTGACTGTTGAAATGATCGTTGAACAAATGGCCAAAGAATTTCCAGAATTTTTGATGGCTGTCGCTGAAGAAAATTTCATGAGAGGGTATGAGCAGGCCTTAACAGATATTCAGGACTTAGCTAAAAGTGAGACAGATGTCTAGGAACACAATAGAACAGAAAATTAAAAACTCACACAAAAAAACACTTAAAGAACAAAAACAATATCACCTTTATAAAGATCAAGTTCCAGTTTTTATAAAAGAAAAGCTTCCAAGTGGGTTTAATATTCGAAAGGCAATATCTACTCTAGAAAGAATGGTACCGGCCCATCTCTTTTACAATGTCGATATTATCATAGTTGGTCAGTTTGATGAGTTTGAACAAAGACAGGTAAACGCAATGTATCAAAACGGAGCCATCTATTTGAGTAACGAGCAAGAAAACGAATCAGATATGATAGATGATATTATTCACGAACTGGCTCACTCTATTATTGAAGGAAATAGCGAGCTTATCTTTGGTGATGGCACTCTAGAAAGAGAATTTTTAGGAAAAAGAAAAAGAATGCTTGACATTTTAGAACAAGAAGGTTATAATATAGGAGCACATGATTTTTTAGACTCTAGTTTTTCTCTAGAGTTTGATCAATTTCTATTTTCTGAAGTTGGATATCCAGCATTAACTATGTTAGTGATGGGGCTTTTTGTGTCTCCATACGGATCAACATCTTTGGATGAATATTTTGCAAATGGTTTTGAAAAATACTTAATGAACTACGATAATCGAAAATACATCCAAAAGATAAGTCCTGCCCTACATGGTAAAATAGAACAAATAATTGAGGTAGAATAAAATGACATTAAACGAAAAAGATTTTGAAGTATTTGATATTAAAACTTCTAAAGACAAAAAGACTCTAACTTTGAAGGTTAGGGCTAAATTAGAAGGCGAAGACCTGCCTGAACATGGTGAGAACAATAGATTATCCTTTTCTCCAAATCCAAATTTTAAAAAATGGAGGACCGGTGATCTGCGTAATCACTTGAAAAGTAAAGGCTTTTTAATTAAAAAGCAGATAAGTTGTGAAAAAACATGTATCACAAACGGCAATGCAGAAGAATTAGAAAACACCATTGTATATGAACTAGAAACAAAAACAAAAGTAAGACAAAATGAACAAAGCAAACCTACAACCACAAAAAAAGAAAGCACAACCACAACAAGGCAGCCAAGAGCAACCAAAACAACAAAGACAAGTTGAACATATTTCTTTCTCTGCAATTAAAAATTGGGCGAAGTGCCCATTCTATCACAAGTTAACTTATCTTGATAGAATAAAGGGTTTCGTAGGGAATGAATATACAGCTTTTGGCTCTGCAGTACACAGTGTTGCAGAAAAAGTACTTTTAGAGGAAAATATAGATCCTCCGGAGTATTTTAAGCACATGTTTTCAGAAAACCTTAAAGAGCTTAGTGCAGATGGCATAGAGGTGAGACAAGACTTAATTAATCAAATGCACCGACAAGGTGTCGAACTTTCGACTTTAATTAAGGAATCTGTCAAAGAATACTTCGGAGAAGAATATGAAGTTGTCTCTGTCGAAGAGCGCTTACAAGAACCTATCAAGGAGTTCGTAGAAAAAGAATACGACTTCAAAGGTTTTATAGACCTGGTATTAAAAACACCAGATGGTAAGTATCACGTTATTGATTGGAAGACTTGTTCCTGGGGCTGGGATGGAAAAAGAAGAAGTGAGCCCATGAATACTTATCAGTTAATTTTCTATAAGCATTATTTCGCACTCAAGCACAATATCGACCCAGAAGATGTCGATGTGCACTTTGGATTATTGAAGAGAACTGCTAAAAAAGATAAGGTTGAGTTGTTTAAAATTACTAGTGGCAAAAAAAGAACTGAAAATGCTATTAAACTTTTGAACAAAGCATTGTATAATATTACCAATGGCCACTATATAAAAAACAAATTGGCTTGTCGTGGCTGCGAATTCTACAAGACCGAACATTGCACATAAGAGGTAAAATTGGATAAAAAAATAAAGGTTCTTACGTTGAGTGATCACCCGTTATCACCTTCAGGCGTTGGAACGCAAACAAGATACGTTATAGAAGCTCTACTAAATACCGGCAGGTATGAGGTTATTAGCCTAGGCGGGGCCATTGGTCATCATGATTATAAACCGCAAAAAACTGACGTCTATGGGGACGACTGGATAATATACCCTGTCGATGGGTACGGAGGTCAAGACGATATTAGAGCGATTCTAAGAAACCAAAAACCAGATATTGTTTGGTTTATGACGGATCCAAGATTCTGGGGCTGGTTATGGCATATAGAAAATGAAATTAGACCACACGTTCCTATGATATATCACCATGTTTGGGATAATTATCCTTATCCACATTTTAACAAGCCTTATTATGATTCAAACGACGTCATCGTTACAATTTCTAAAGTAACCGATGATATAGTGAGAACAGTATCTCCAGACGTAGAATGCGTTTATAACCCACATGCAGTCAATTCAGAGATTTTTCGACCCCTTTCTGATGGTGTTATAAACACATTTAAAGCAAATACGTGGAAAGAGGATGCTGGTAAATTTACTTTTTTCTGGAATAATAGAAATGCTCGTCGCAAATTGAGCGGCAGTATTGTTTGGTGGTTCAAAGAATTTCTTGATAAAGTTGGTCACGACAATGCAAGATTAATTATGCACACAGATCCTGATGATGTACATGGACAAGATTTGTTTGCTATAATCCATCAACTTGGTTTGACAAATGGAGAAGTCTCTTTTTCTCAAGCGAAGGTAACACCAGAAGAACTATCAATGCTTTACAATAGTGTCGACTGTACAATTAATATTTCAGATGCAGAAGGCTTCGGCCTCGCAACTTTGGAATCTTTGTCATGCGGCGTACCAATCATTGTCAATATGACTGGTGGGCTTCAACAACAGGTGACTGATGGCGAGGAGTGGTTTGGTATAGGAATTGAGCCGGCTTCGAAGGCCGTGATTGGTTCTCAAGATGTACCTTACATTTATGAAGACAGAGTGTCAAAAGAAGATTTTATCAATGCTCTTCTAAAAATGTATAATATGAGCAGAGAAGAAAGAAAAGCACTAGGTAAGAAAGGTCGTGAATACGTTATGAAGAACTATAACTTTGAAAACTTTAATAAAAAGTGGATTGAAATTTTTGATAACACTTATAAAACACACGGCGCGTGGGAAAGTAGAAAAGGTTATAAAAGCTGGGAACTATTGGAGGTTGTTTAATGAAGAAAGTTTTTGTAAAGGGACCCATATTTTCAAGATCTGGATATGGTGAGCAAGCAAGGTTTGCCTTAAGGTCTCTTAAAAAATATCCAGATAGATTTGATATTTATGTTGAAAATATCCGATGGGGAAACACCGGATGGATTGCTGAAGAAACCGAAGAGAGAAGGTGGATTGATAAATTAGTTTTAAAAACTATGGATCATTTACAGAGAAATGGGGACTTTGATATATCAATTCAAATAACAATCCCACAAGAGTGGGAAAGATTAGCCCCTATTAATATTGGTTATACGGCAGGTACAGAGACAACTAAGATGTCAGACATTTGGGTGCAAAAATCAAATATTATGGACAAAATTATTGTTCCGTCTGAACACTCTAAGTTCGCATTTGAAAATACTGTTGCACAAACGTATAACGAAGCTACAAGACAGGAAATGCAAACCAGGTGTGAAACCCCAGTAGAAGTCGTTAACTTCCCAGTTAGAAAAACTGGAACGACAGATATGAATTTGAACTTAGAACCAGATTTTAATTTTCTAGCAGTATCTCAGTGGAGCACTAGAAAGAATATAAAAAAGACAATAAAATGGTTCTTAGAAGAGTTTAAGAATGATGAAGTTGGATTAGTTCTCAAGATTAACACTGCAAATGATTCAATAATGGATAGAGGCAGGACCTTAAATAAGGTTAAGAAGTACGTCAATGACAGTGAGTTCGAGGGTAAAAAATGTAAGGTTTATATTTTGCATGGTACCTTGACTGAACAAGAAATGAACGGATTATATACGAATCCAAAAATTAATGCATTCATCAACATTTCTCATGGAGAGGGCTTCGGCCTTCCTGTGTTTGAAGCAGCCCATAATGGTTTACCAGTTATTACAACAAATTGGGGAGGGCAAGTTGACTTTATGAACGCACCCAAGAAAGACAAAAAAACCAAGAAGGTTCGAAATCGCCCGCACTTTGCGACAGTTGATTATGATATACAACCAATACAAAAAGGCGCAGTTTGGGAACCAGTACTAATTGAAGGATCGATGTGGTGTTTTCCGAAAAAGTTCAGTTATAAAAATGCCCTAAGAAACGTATATAAAGATTATGGCACCTATAAAAGCCAAGCTAAAAAACTACAAAAACACATATTAAAAAATCTAGAAGAGCAAGGTCAATTTGACAAATTTGCAGATGCTATTTCCGAGGGTGAGGACCTGAGTGATGTAAAATATGTTTTTGTGAGTGATTATTTCGCACAAGAACTACAGGGAGGAGCAGAACTCAGCTTGCAAACGCTGATAGAGATTTGCCCTGCAAAAGCACTTGGTGTGAAATCCCTAAGCGTAACGCCGGAATTAATCGAACAACTTAAAGAAAGCAGGTGGGTATTCACGAATATATCCCAGCTAGACGCATCGATGTTTGACGTATTGAAAGAACATGATGTGGAGTATTCCTTTATTGAATACGATTATAAGATGTGTAAACACAGAAATCCTGTTCTTTATGAGTTTGTCGAGGGCGAAAAATGTGACTATGCTGAAACAGAATTAGGACAAAACATCAAAGACTTTATGCTCAATGCAAAAAGTGTCTTCTTTATGTCGGAAAAGCAAAAGCAGATTTATTGCGAGACTTTTTCTGAATTAAATAATCACAATACACATGTCTTGTCTTCTATGTTTAATGATCAGTCTTTGGATTATATTCAAAAGCTTAACGAGAAGGAATATGAAAGAGAAAAGTGGGTTGTGTTAAATTCCAATAGTTGGGTTAAAGGAGTTGATGCATCGGAACAATGGTGCAAAGACAACAACCTTGAATATGAACTAGTCGGAGGACTAGGATATATTGACTTTCTTAAGAAAATGAGGCGAGCGAAGGGAGTTTGTTTTATGCCAGATGGTTTAGATACTTGTCCTAGGTTTGTAATCGAAGCCAAGCTTTTAGGTTGCGAGTTGCAACTTAATGAAAATGTGCAGCATGTTGAAGAAGAATGGTTTACAGAATCAAGTACACATATGGTCAGTTATCTCAGATCACGAAAGGATTATTTTTGGCAGAAGGCATTTAATTAATGAGCGTACATTTCACCATTATTATACCTGCCTATAATGTGGAGAAGTGGGCTGAAAAGAATCTAAAATCTGCACTAATGCAAAATTATGAAAACTACAGCATATTTTATGTTGACGATGCATCTACTGATAATACGAGTCGTATTGTAAACGAAGCGCTCGATAAATACAGTGATACAAAAGCTAAATTTACAATGTTTAGCAACAAAGAAAACAGAAAAGCACTAGCAAACATAATCAAATGTGTTAAATTAGCCAGAGATAAAAGTGTTATTTTAACTTTGGACGGTGATGACTGGTTACCAAACCCAGACGTTTTAGCTACGTTGAACGAGGTATATAGTAATGAAGACGTGTGGATGACAACTGGGTCTTATTTAGAGACAACAACTGGGGAAATAGGCCCACCACGCGTCGGCCCAGAGTTTTGGGAAGGAAATATTCGACATAAGATATGGGTTTTTTCTCACTTGAGAACATTTCGGAAAGAACTATTCATGAAAATTGACAAAGCAGATATGACAGATCATGATGGTGAGATTTATAAATGCACCTTTGATCAAGTAATGATGTATCCGATGGCAGAAATGGCCGGCCCAAAACACTACAGATCGATTAATCAGGTACTGTATATATATAATAGAGCGAACCCCTTGTCTGTTGACCGAGTTCAAAGACCAGACCAATTGAGAATTGAAAAGGAAATAAGAAATAAGACTCCGTATGAGAAAATGGAGAGCCTCCGATGACAAACAGAGGGCAAGAATTTAATACAAAATTTGATTTTTATATGCCCTTCGGCCCAGGCCTCGGCCGATTCGAGCTGCCTCGACATGTCGTCGATGCTCTGATACATGTAACTGACCAAATACTGGCCGATGAAGACAGGGAAAGTATGGGTAGTAATCTAGCGGGCCAGATTATGGAAGAGTCTTTAATACCTGCGAACGTCCTGAAAAAAACAGGATTAGAAGGGGTGTTCGAACTTCTTACAAAAAATTATGTGGAACAATTTTATAATCAGAATGTCTATAACACAGACACTGCCCCCGTGGAAGCAAAGATTGATGTGGGTCCATGTTGGATTGTGAGTCAGTATGAAAATGAATATAATCCAGCACATTTCCACACGAAATGTACACTTTCTTCTGTATTATATTTGAAAATACCAAACAATGAGCGCAGAGAAATCCCCAACAAACCAGATCTAGACGGCGCCATCGAATGGATCCATCATTCAACAGTTCCTGGTACTTTAGAAACTGGCACTTTTGGGTGCAAACCAGAAGTGGGGGTTCTCTATATCTGGCCATCACAATTGTTACACACTGTATACCCATTCCAGGGCTCAGGCGAAAGAAGAAGCGTTTCTTTCAATGCTACTCATACAATTGTAGGAGACGATATTATGGAAATGATGAAGGAAGAAATGAGTAGCATTGAAGACAAACGCAAAAAACAAAAGAGTTGACAATGAAAAAAAATTACTGTATAAAAGAAGGTTACGTTTCTAGAGAAGAATATCACCAGAATGTCCAAATTGGCTCTGACGATACATTTCAGGATGAAGTTTATGCACATGCAAGGAAAATATTAGACAAGCACGGCTATAACAGGGTGCTTGATATTGGATGTGGTTCAAGCTTTAAACTGATTAAATATTTCAGGGATAAACCTTTTACCGGTTTGGATCTAGAGCCCAATCTTAGTTGGTTAAAGGAGACATATCCATATTTTGATTACAGGTTATCTGACTTTGGCAATCCACCAAAAGACGATTTCGATCTTGTTATTTGCTCAGACGTAATTGAACATGTGCTAGATCCCGATCAAATGATGGAATTCTTTAATACTATTAATTTCAAGCGCCTAGTATTATCAACACCAGAAAGGGCAATTATCCAACAGGTGCAAAGACAAATGGGCTGGGATGTAGAGGAAAACGGACCTCCTGCAAATGTTTGCCACGTAAGAGAGTGGGCAAAAGATGAATTCGCACACTATACTTCTCAAACATTCGATATTGAGGAACATTTTATAACACCAAAACAAGTAGAGTGTCAGGTCGTTGTAGCTACAAAGAAAAAATGAACATATTCCTAGAAAATGTGGTATTGGGTTCGAACACAGGCCCAAATCATTTCGGCGCAAAGCTAGCTCGATACGCAGAAAAGAAAGGGCACCCCTGTTTTGTACAAACAGACTTGCTTTTTTCTGGAATCGATGTGCATTTAAGTTTTATAGAATCACACAAGAGATTAGCACATATACCGATGATCCAACGTCTAGATGGTATATATTTTGATAGTGGGAAAGATTACATGACACAGAACAAGAGGATTATTAATACATATAGATCTGCAGACGGTATTATTTTCCAATCGGAATATAGCAAAAATTTATCGTTTAAACATTTTGGTGAGTGTGACAATTATACAATTATTAATAATGGAGCAGACATAGAGTTTATTAATACAATTAAACCATTAGAAAACAAACAACTAGAATCATATGATAATGTGTGGTGCTGTGCATCAAACTGGAGAGGGTGGAAACGAATGCCTGATAATATCAGATATTTCCTGGAGTTCTCTGGGGACAATGATTGTTTAATAGTTGCCGGTAACCCTCTGCAAAACGAGATAATAGAACATGAAAGAGTTTTTTATACGGGCCAATTAGATCCAAAGACACTGTTTTCTATATTTAAAAAATCAAAATATTTTATACATCTAGCTAGATACGATGCATGTCCTAATGTCGTTGTGGATGCAAGAGCGGCAGGTTGCCATATTATATGTTGTTCCGAAGGAGGAACAAAAGAAATAGCAGGAAAGGGCGCAACTATCGTTGTTGAGGAACCATGGGATTATAGTCCCGTTGATGTCGATAGTCCTCCAAGATTAGAATTTAATAATATCGTAGAAAATGATATAATGTCTAATATACATATGGATAATGTAACAGATAGATATATAAAATATTTAAAACAAATAAAGGAGAACACAAAGTGAGAGTACAACAATATGTCGACAATTTTAAAATGGCCTTAGATTTAGCAGACAATGGAATATCCAGGGTGCTATATCAGGTCGGAGGCCGAGAACACGCGTTTATGGGCCTTTTAAAGGACACGGTAAAGGAAGGTATGGTTTGCCTTGATTTAGGCGCTAATATCGGCTATACAACGCTCTATATGCTTAAAAACGTTGGGGAATCCGGATTTGTTTATGCAATAGAACCAGATACACACAACGTTGAATTGCTAGCACAGAATGTCGAAGGCAATAATTATGATGATATTTGTGAGATTACAGAGGGCGCCATATCTTCCGAGGATGGAACGTTAGAATTTTGGTTGGCAGACGCTCCCAATCTGAATAGTTTTAAAAAGACACACAGAAGCACACATAAGATAAGTGTTAAGTCATATACTTTAGAGACCTTTTTGAAAGATAGAAAGTTTCCTAATTTTATCAAGATGGATGTCGAGGGACATGAAGTTGATATTTTCAAGGGTGGCTTGAACTATTTTAAAAACAATGCTGGTCATTGCAATATCTTATTGGAGGTGCACCCATCTTTGTATGGACCTGATAATGACTTCGCTGCGATACTGAGAGAATATTTCTCTATTGGATTCAAGCCGAAATTTGTAGTCACAACACCAATTCCGCAACCTAAGCTATTCAAAGATGCCGGCTACGAACCAATCAAAGCAGTGCAAACAGATGGGTTCCACAGAGGAGTCTATGGACCCATCTCAGAAGATCATCTTGTTGAATTTGCATGCAAAGAAAATCCAGAAGGCAACAGTAAGAAAATCGTTCGAAGTTTCATGTTAACAAGGGACTAAATGTATTTTCCTAATGATTTAGATAGTTTTGGTAATTCTGATCTGGCCAAACAATTTGTGTTAGATTATAATGAAGAAGCCGACAGTAACCGATCTTATGCCGGAAATCAACAGGTTTTAAAAAGACTATTCAACAACTATAAAGATAACGAAGAGTTTAAATATTATTATTTAGATAAAAAATACTGCTTTTGGGAATTTGAAGAGCATGCGAACTCATTATATGAACCGCCTCGACGTCTAAGCCACACCAATCTCCCCCGGATATCTAAGATTTCCTTGGAGCAGAGAGTTAAAATGTTTGAAAGAATAATTTCTGGCGCATCAATTATTGCAGCCCGCCGCCCAGGCCAATTTATCGCAGCAGATCAATTCCCAGAAATATTAAAAAAACAGAAGGAGACAAAAAAGAATGAAGATAATGTCGCATTGTAATTTTGGATATTTTAAATATTGCGACGGCCTGGTAAAAAGTATACGGCACTCAGGAAATGATCACCATATAATATTAAAATTATTAGACTTTAATAAAGAACAAAAAAAGTTTGCAAAATCTCAGCTCAAAGATATTAAAGATATCGATTTAGATTTTATTGATTCGAAAGAGACAGAATTTTGGCTTGAAACTAAATCTAACTTGAACGCCAACACAGAAAACCACCCCGGCGCCGCCACCCTGACCTGGACCGCAACCGAGGATGACACACACAAGGCTAAAGTATTTAAACTCTATACAGACTGTCGTCCTTTTCTGATATATGACACTTTAAGAAAATATGATGATGATATATTGGCAATTTGTGCCAACTCTTTAGTATTGACAAAATTAGAAGATTTGGAGGCCACTCTCAAAAAAAAGGATCTTGTATTTAAAGAACGAGAAACTTGGTTTGGATTAAAAACAATAGAAGATGTTGCAAATCTTTCCAAGGGAAAAAATCTGGAGGCAAGCCTCCTAGATTGTCACACCGCAATGATCGCCGGCGCCCACCCGTCACATGAAATAAATGAATATGTGACAATGTGGGAATATATGAAACAAAAAGATGGCAAATTAAATCTTGAACAAACATGTCACTTGCCAATTAGTAGGGTTGTCCTCATCGGCGCCTTAGGAATAGCAAACAATCCATTGACTAAAGAATTTATAAAAACTTGGAAAGATTATATTTTACAGGAAAGAGAATTACATGAACCATTTTTTGCCTCTTTTATGGCAGGGGGAACATTAAATGAATTCTTCCGTGATCAGCTTGGCCCAAATCAAAAAATTGAAATAGTCGGAACGGTTGCGGATAATACCCGCGAGGACGATTCTTTTATTAGAGCTTATATTAATGTTGGGCTCTCTGGTCATTTTGGTCGTAAAATGACAAAAGAAACAAATCTATGGGATGGCAACATTGTTGATTCATCCTGTACTAGTAATAAAATATGGTTCGCTAAAGGTTCAGTTAAACACGGAGGCGGCAGTGATGAGAAAGGCAAAAGATATCTTGAAAAATTAAAATATTTTATTGAAGGAGAATAAACTATATGTACTTCCCTAAAGATTTAGATAATTTTGGTATCGTATTAAAAGGTTCAAGCGTTAAACATCTTGGTGATTATGCTGACAAATTTGATCATTGTTTTATGGTCAATAACTTTGATAGAAATAACGATAACAATAAATCTGAATGGTCGACCGTTGCACCTCACTTAAAGGGCAAGGATATTGTACATTTTGTAAATAGATTAACAACTGCTCCGCTTTTAGAGAAACATTATAAAGAATTGAATATAAGACATGTACAATTTTCTAAAACAGATATTGATTCCGCCTTAGCAATTGTGAAGCCTTACTATGAACAATGCGGCCTAAGATGCCATTTTCTACCGAAAGAGGCGCTTAAATATAATGACTTTTTTGATGACAAATATTATCTTAAGCCTGGTGATTCTAACTACAAGACAAAACACCCAAACACGGGAGTCTTGGCAATAATTTATGCAGCAGGTCTTTTAAAGCCAAAACACCTGTGGGTTGTGGGCTTAGATTTCTATCAGAGCGACTATCTTTTCAGAAGACCATGGCAAACTTCATTAGAGAATCAACAGCTTAAAATGCTCAACACAGACATGACTGGCCATTTTATAGATATGGTTAAAAGAACCCCGGATGTTCAATTTCACTTAGTAACAAAAGCAACAACTGTTCCAGAAATGAAGAATCTAGAAGTTTTTCAAGTTTAAGATTTTTTAATATTTGTGCTATAATATATTCATGGCAATTACAATTATTTCCGAAATTGGAATAAATCATAACGGCGACTTCCGGAAAATAGAAGAGCTTATACGTCAATCAAAAACCGGTGGTGCAGATTATGCAAAATTCCAGCTTTATGATTCCATCAGGGTTTTTGGAGATGAATCTAGAAAGCAAAACGAGTTTACTTTTCAACAAGTTGAGCGAGTTAAGAAGATATGTGATCACTATCAGATTGAATTTTTTGCTTCTGTTTTCGATGAAGAAAAACTGGATTGGTGTGAAAAACTGGATGTTAATTTGTATAAAATAGCTAGCCGAACTGTTGTTAAGGAACCTGACTTGTGTAGGCAGATTATAGCAACAAATAAACCGGTTTATATATCTTTGGGCTTTTGGGAAGAACCCGGGTTGCCATTCGAGGCAAAAAACATAAAGTATTTAAATTGTATATCAAAATACCCAACAAGTATTTTAGATTTTAAAAATTTTGAATATAATGATAATATTATAGGTCTAAGCGATCATTCTTATGGAATCTCATTTCCTTTGTTTAATATAGCTCAAGGGGCAAGGGTAATTGAAAAACATTTTACCCTCAATAAAGGCATGCCAGGAAATGATCATATTGGGTCAATGAATCTTAAAGAATTACGATTGCTTAGAGAATATGGAGATCAAGTTGAAAGTATTGGGCGTAATATTAGCTAGAGGCGGCTCCAAAGGAGTCCCAAAAAAGAATATAAAAGAAATCAATGGAAAACCTTTGATCGCACACACAATAGATGCTGCCTTAAGATCTGAAGTCTTTGATCAATTAGTTGTTAGTACAGATTCGGAAGAAATTGCAAATGTAGCCGCAGACCATGGCGCCGAAGTCCCTTTTATGCGTCCAGATGAATTAGCACAAGATCATATCTGGTCTCGTGACGCTCTGAAGCATGCCGTGTTGGAGTCTGAAAAAGTTTACAACAATGTTTACGACTATGTAATTGAGTTACCTTGTATTGCTCCGCTTAGGAACGAAACACATATTAGAGAAGCGTACGAAAAATTAAGAGATAATGCTTGTGATAGTGTAACATCCTTTGTTCAAATGCAAGATAAGCACCCCGTTCGTATGAAAAGGATAATTGATGATAGGATTTATGATTTTTGCAGAGAATATCCTGAAGGCGAAGGAAGCAGAAGACAAGATTTAGAGCCGTGTTATATTAGGAACGGTGCCATATATGCAATGACAAGAGACTGTATCGTGGAAGAATTTTCAAGACACGGCAAAGTGTGTTTACCATATGTAATGAAAGAGTCAGAGTCTGTGAATATCGATACAATGTTAGATTTTAAATTAGCAGAAATTTTATTAAAAGAGAAAACAAATGAGAGTTAAATTTGATTGCCCTATAAGCTTTATATGTGTTACAAGCTTGACAAGAACCATGGTCCAGAATAATATGTACATGGCACTAGATGATCCGGAGTGCGTTATTGTCAATCCAGGAACAAAACAATTTTTAAGTAATGATTATTTTGATAAATTTCCATCTCTAAGAGTCGTCGGTACACCTTCGACTGGAGTAAATCACTTGGACATGGAATATCTTAATAGAAGGGGAATTGTTGTCAAAAGTTTGCTAGATGATAGACAAACTCTGGAAAATATTCATGCTTCTGCAGAATTTACTTGGTTGCATATTATGAATGCCTGCAGAAAGTTTAGTTTAGCGTTATACTCGAAAGAAGACTGGCGCTCCACGGAAAACGAAAATTACCTAAGATCACATGAATTGAGCGGTAAAAAACTTGGTATCGTTGGTATGGGGAGAATAGGTCAAAAACTAGTAAAATATGCAAGAGCTTTTGGTATGGAGGTGTTTTGGTATGACCCATATGTAGAAGACGATGAAAGACTGTTTTGCAAATTCTCAAATAAAGTTAAGAGCTTAAATGATCTGAGTCATTGTGACATATTATCAATTAACTGTTATTTGACGAACGAAACTAAGGAATTAATCACTTATGAATCTTTGGATGATTTTAAGACTGGCTTGGTAGTGGTTAACACTTCAAGAGGAGAAGTGGTTAATGAAGATTATATCTATGATTTGGTTGTTACTGACGAAATTATATACTCGGCCGACGTTCTTTGCAACGAACAAGACTTGGGAACACTTCATCACTCGAAGCTTTTCTGTCTAGAGCATGATGGAATTACAATAACCCCTCATGTCGCTGGAGCCACTTACGAAAGTCAGATGAAAGCACTGGAATCAGTATTAAAATTGTGTGCAAATGTATAAAGTAACTGTTGGCATATGCTGCTATAAGCAAAAAGAGTGGCTTTATCGATGTCTTCGAAGTTTGTCAAATCAAACAATCCCAAAGGATGATTTCGAAGTTATTGTTGTAAATGACGATCCAACAGATAATTTAGAAGAGGTTTGTAAGCCTCTGAGACAATATATCAATATAAAGTTGATCAATAATAAAAGAAACTTAGGCTTACCCGGATCTCTAAATGAGATTCTTAAAAATTCACTTGGTAAATATTTTGTGAGGGTAGACTGCGATGATTATGTTTCAAGACATTTTTTATATTTTTTATCTACATTTTTAGATATGAATTCAGGACCTAGAGTTATGGGAACAGGGCAGAGCTATCAAGCAGTTGCATGTGATTATTTTAAAGTTAATAATGCTGGAGAATTTTTAAGTCGACATTTATCTAAACAAGAGCCTATTGCATGTGGTATAATGTTTACTTACGAGTCTCTTTGCAATATCGGCTTTTATAACGAAAACTTTAAAATGCGCGAAGGGCACGATCTATTAAAACGATATGAAAATAAATACAACCTATACAACTTGCCTCTTCCTCTATACAAATATAGAATGCACAAAAACAACAGAACAAACAACGAAGAAGAAGTGGCAAAATACGATAACAAATTAAAGGAGAACAATAATGGCTAGGTGCTTAGTTACAGGACATAAAGGGTATATTGGAAGCAAATTACATGATGAATTGGTAAAACAAGGACACGAGGTGATGGGCATAGATAAGGCTTCAGCTGAATCAGATAATATATTATTAACATCAGCAGGACTTAGAGGTGATAATGCTTTGAAATCTGCGTATGGTAAATTCAAGCCAGAATACATTTTTCATCTAGCATGTATTCCCAGGGTTGCTTATAGTGTTGAAAACCCTGTTTCGACTATGGAAAACAACATATTAGCCTCTAGCATTGTTTATGATTTCGCAAGAAAGGTTGGCGCCAAACGCGTAATTTATTCAAGCTCTTCCTCGGTAGTAGGGAACGGCGACGGCCCAACTAGCCCATATGGACTTCAAAAGCTCGTATCGGAAATGGAATGTAAACTATACGCTGATTTGTATGGCGTTGATACAGTTGGGCTAAGATACTTTAATGTATATTCAGAAGATCAAACTGTGGATGGCCCTTATGCAACCGCTGTTGCAAATTGGATGCACTTTATCCGACAAGGACAAGATCCGTTTATTACTGGAAACGGCGAACAAAGAAGGGACATGTTATATGTTCACGATGCTGTGTCTGCTAATATTTTTTGTATGAATCGAAAAGAAGATTTTAAGGGCGCCCATTATGACGTCGGAACAGGCACTAATATCTCTCTAAATGAAATGAGAGAAATAGTCTGGAAACATCACCCAAAAGTGATTTTTAAATATAAGGACGCCCGAGCCGGCGACGTTTTATATACAAAGGCCAACACAAAACCACTGGGCGAGTTAGGATGGAAGGTTGATATGACATTAAGCAAAGGCTTAGATCGTTGTTTTAAGGGAGTAAGAAATGGGAAAGCTTAATATTGGAATTATAGGGAACGGCTTTGTGGGCCAGGCCATCGCCTTTGGGTTTAGTCCAGTCGCGAGAGTCAGGATTTACGATGTAGATCCAATCCGTTGTGTTGATAGTTTTGACGAAACCGTAAATCGATCTGACATTTTATATGTTTCGGTACCGACACCCATGAATTCGGATGGCACAATTAACCTAGATATTGTGAACAATGTTTGTGAAAATATAATGGAAGCGAGAACGAGAAAGGACAATGTTATTGTTCTTAAGTCCACCATGATTCCGGGAACAACCGACAAACTAGCAGAAAAGTTCCCATCTCTTGATTTTGTATACAATCCTGAATTTCTTACTGAGAGAAAAGCTAAATTTGATTTTTTAAACCAAGCTAGAATCGTTCTTGGAGGCAATTATAAATCAGTACAAAAAGTTAAGGAATTGTACGTTAAGAGATTTAAACACTGTAATTTTGTTGAGACTGATTACAAAACAGCAGAGTTTATAAAATATTTAGGAAATGTATTTTTTGCATTAAAAGTTTCATTCGCAAACGAAATGTCGCTTTTGGCAAACGAAATAGGAGTTGATTGGGATAAAGCACTTTATGGTTTTGTCTCAGACGGGAGAGTCGCAGACTCTCACTTACAAGTACCAGGCCCAGATGGAAGACTTGGCTTTGGCGGAAGTTGCTTCCCCAAAGATTTAAATGCTTTCATAGCTTTAGCGAATGATGTTGGCGTCAACGTTAACACACTTAAAGCTGCCTGGCAAACTAATTTAGAGGTCCGCCCAGAAAAAGATTGGGAAAAACTTAAGGGCCGTGCTGTAACAAAGGAGAAACAAAATGAGCGACACTAATCTAAATGAACTACATCTTTCTGATCAGGCTTTAGGAGCAGTTATGATGGCGTTACAAAAAAGTCTTCTGGAACAAAGTGATATTGTTCCCGTACTGAAGGGCTTTAAACTTGTCAATGATGGTACAAATCAATTGGTTGTAACAAACCCGCCACTTGTCAAGGTATCACATGATGATATGGAGACTCTTGAAGCTGCAACTGAGGAAACCTTTATTCGTTCTGAAGAAGATCTATAATGCCTAGGTATTCTTATGTTTGTGAGAAGTGCGAAAAGCAATTTTCCGCTTTCCACTCAATGAATGAGAAATTAGAAACCTGCGACTATTTCAAGTGTGAAGAAAATGGAAAACTAAGAAAAATCCCGTCTTTATTCACAAAAAAAATTAAAAAGGAAAAAGTGGTTGGCGAAGTTGTAAAGCAGTTTATTGAGGACGCAAAACAAGAAGTAAAGGAAGAAAAGAAAATGTTACAACAAAAAGAATATAAAGACGAGGAAAAAACATGAGTTTAATTTTAGCGTTATTATTATCATTAGCTTTAAATGTTCTTCTAGTCTGGTATTTAAAGAAAGTACTGTTTAAGCTGTTGTTTATATCGGATAATATAGACAACTTGTTAACAACAATGCAGGATTTTACTGCTCATGTTGAACGAGTGAACGGCATGGAAACCTATTATGGAGATGAAGTTCTCCAAGGTCTAGTTAATCATTCCAAAGATATTGTTGAGGCGATTGAAGAATATGAAGGCGTTTATACAATAACCAGATATATAAATGACGAAGAGGAAGAGTATGCCGAGGAAGAGGGCTAAAAAAAATAGTAGATATTATTTCACAAAAGATCACGAAGAAGCGGTTGTAAAATATGCAAGAAGCAATAATAGAGAAGAAAAATCAGATATCTATATTGCAATGATTCAGCCGGCCTTTAGTGAGATGGTGGATAAAATTGTTTACACTTATAATTTCTCCAATTTAGCTAATATTGATATTTTGAGAGAAGAATGTAAGATATGGCTTACGACTATTTTGGATAAATATGATCCAGATAAGGGTTCGAAAGCATTTTCTTATTTTAGTGTAATTACAAAAAATTGGTTTATCCACAAGGTCAAAAAAGACTCTCAAAGAAAGAAGAGAGAGGTAAATTTTGACAATATTTCTAAATCCCAAGAACAAATTCATTTATCTACGGATGAAAATTATGATAACCTAAGAGAAATCCAAGAGTTTTGGGAAAAACTATGGGATGAAATTCAGTCTTGGGACACAGATGATTTAAAACCAAACGAAAAAAAGGTTTTGGAAGCAATTAAGATTTTATTACAAAGCTCTGACAAAATAGAAATTTTTAATAAGAAAGCGGTCTATTTATATCTCCGAGAATTGACGGGCCTAAATACTAAGCAGGTCGTTAATAGCTTAAACAAGATGCGTACAAGATATAGAAGATTTAAGAAAGACTGGAATAGCGGAAAAATATAAGCAAATTCTATTTATTGTATAAGTAAGGGTTTTTATTATGAATAAAACAGAGCTAGAAAAATATCTCAATGAAGCGATAGAAAATATACATGAGGACAGAAAGGTCACAGGAGATCTTCTAAAGGACCTCATGCAGCACATTGCACAAGGCCAGGTAGAACATACACGAGTCGGCCAAACAGCAGCAAAATATGTAGAAACCTTGCAACGCTCAAACGAACAGCTTGTTAAAATTGTAGCTCTTTTGCAAAAGAGAGATTCTAAAACAGACGGCCTATCAAGTCAAGATAAACAGGAATTGTTTGATTTAATTCAAGGTGATCAAGAAGATGGCTAGTAAAACGCCGCAGGAATTGTTGGCTCAACAAGTCGCTTCTTTATCAAAACACCAATCATTAAATCCGGTAGAAAGTTCTGAATTTAACCAAACGTTTGATTCAGATTCGAGCTTCATTGGCGCAGCAAGAAGGGCTATAATCGACAATGCGAAAGACGATGTATTCGATTATATGGGCGATATCAAAGCTGTCGTTTTACACGCTTGGAGAGAAGACTCGACTTTATTGGGATATGATAAGAAAGTTGTTGTTCACGTTAAAGCACGCGTCCCCGGCCTGGATTTTGTACCTTTACCAGTTGGGTTGCCACTTAATAATGATCGCGAAGATAAATTGGCAGATTGGCCTGCTATAAATAGACATGATACTTTTGTTGCGAAAGAAGAATATTTACCTCTTCCTAGCCCTGGTGATATTATAGAAGTTTCTTTTGGAAACCCTAACCAAAGAAGAGACCCCGTGTATTTGGGGATATTATCAAAGAATAAAACCCCTGGCTCTTTCGGAAGCCCTCCAAGTCAGAATTTTCATTCCGGAGAATGCAAGGAAGAAAGAAATGAAAGTTTTGACCAAGAAACCAAGCCCACAGAAACACCAGAGGTTGAAGTCCCCGAAACCAAGCCCTCAAAAATTGAACCAATCCCACCCGATAAAACCCCAAAGGTTGGGCTTTATGTGGGTTCTACAGCACATCGTATATATAAAGAAAGTTCAAGCAAGCACTCTGGAGTCTTTAAAAGACGTAAGGATTATAGTTGGGTTTTAGATGTTGCTAAAGCGGGCATAGACTATCTCGATTATAAAGTTAAAGGTGGCACCAGAACTCAAATTCATTACACAAAGAAAATGTCTGGAGGAAGAGAAGTACCAGAAGAAGCAGTTTATGTGCGTGACCACGCCCGGGCCAACGGTTTTCCAAATTTTGAAGTACATTTTTGGAATGCTCCAAGATATTTCAAGGGCGATTCCCCACACAGTGTAAAAAATAGTGAGTTCCAAAAAACAATATTACCAAGAGTCATAAAAGACGCAGAAGAGATGGCGGAATTCATTAACCGCGCACAAGGCAAAATTTTAGATTTTCACTGGAATGTGGAAAGGCATGCATACGTATCCACAGGCTCCAATCGGAAAACCCTAAATACAATAATTGCTACCACATGGGCTCAAACTTTTCGCTCTGCATGTAAATACCCTGTTAGATTGTGGTGGAATGGTTTTAGTCCCTTCATCCAGAGTTATGATACAGAAAAAGTATTTGCAGCTTTCGATATAATTCAGGGCCAACTCTGGCCAGGTAAACATAGACTAATGGATTTTCTTAGGGCACAAGGAAGCAAACTCCCTTCGCCCTCGGAGAAGAACTTTAGTGTTACTTATAGTGCGGGAAATTATGGAAATTTGGCAGCCAGAAAAAAGAAAATATCAGATATTGATAGTGCATTAATAGAAAACAGAGCTTCCATATGGGGCGCAGAGTTGTTTACTCTAAGTTCTTTCTTATACAAAGGTTATTATAATATCCCCTCCATTCCTCAGAGGGTAAAAGCTTTTAAAGATCAAACCGGTTGGGATGAATAATAAAAACTTAAATATTTTATACATTTAGAGTATTTATAGAAGGTAGAAAACATTATGGCAGAGACAACACAAAACGTCGATTTAAGTGGGCTAGATTCAGAAGTTGCGAGAAAGAACGACAACGACCAACTGAAATACGCAGGAGTCAATGGGGATAGACTCATTGAACCTGTACCGAGTTTTATCCAAACAGAATCTGAACATGTTATTAGTAATTCCAACAATGCTTGGATTGTTCTTGGCCGAGACCGCTGTGGTAGTAACCAAACAGGTTACGGTGGTAGAGGCGATACTCAAGCAGCATCAGTCGATATTGTCTGCGGCCGCATGGCAAAATCTCCAAACGACAAAGCGTACGTTGATCCAGACTTTAAAATCGATGCTGCAAGAGTTTATATTAGTCAAAAAACAGATATAGATGCAAACTTTGGCATCGCTGAGGGCGTCGTAGGTTCCAACCCGCCAATACCCAGCCCTGATTCTAGGCCAATGTCTGGAATCGTGATGAAGGCAGACGGCGTTAGGTTATGCGCAAGAGACGGCGGCATAAAACTAGTTACCGGCTTAGATTCTGTAAATTCGCAAGGTAAAGCTGTTTCTGGTGGAAATTATATTGGTGTCGATTTGATTGCCGGAAATGACGATAGAGACATGCAGCCATTAGTCAAGGGCGAAAACATGATGGCCTGTATGAAACAGATCAATGAAGATCTGAAGGATCTGGCAGGTCAAATTGACTTTGTTGTACAGGAAATAATGACTTTGCAATTCGCATTAGCGCTTCATACACATATATCTTTCTTTCCAGGTGGTCCAACCACTCCGTCGCTTGATTTAATGCCAACAGCCATCACCGGAGTATTGAAATTAGGGTTGGTTTCAAAAGTAAATATGGCAACGTTTTCTGTAAACCGCGCATCGTTTGAACACAAATTTTTAGAAGCAAACACAGGAGGCCTTTATATTTGTAGTGAATATAATCACACAAATTAGGATTTTTTATGTCAGCATCAAATTGGACAAAAAATAACGTAGGCGAAGTATTTAAAGACGCACAAGGTATGATGAGCGTTGTTATTCTCCGTGAGGCTCCAGGCGAAGATATGTCTCAACTAGCTCAAGATCTGGATTATATTGTTTTCAACGAGGGTAGTGTTGTTAAAGAAGGTGTAAGGGCGATTCTCGAACAACATGGCAAAGAATGGCCCGCAATGAACGTAGTATTGAGCCCGGCCAACTTAAATAACCAACTCGCCAAGTTCCCAGAAATTGAAGCTTCTGCAAACGAAGCTTGGAAAGACATGGGCACTACCTGGGACTGGAATCGCCGCGGCGAAGGCAGCCAGATAAGACAGCTTCTTCATATCGCAGGGTTGCCACCAGGCGCACTTCCTAATTGGTCAAGATTCGGTAGCACAAAGGCCATCAAAGGTACTCGTCATTTAGACTGCGTAGGCCCGCATTTCGCCCAAGCCGGCGCCGTCTTGTTTAAAGTCTGCATTCACCCGAGTATTTTCAATCGCGAAGAAGCAGCTAATAATCCTAATGAGCCTGCACCCACCATCGCAATCCAGGGAAAGACTTTTAAAGAGCGCACTCAAGAAATTTTACAAAAAGGACTCTCATCTTACAAAGAAATAGAGTTCAGTAACTACAGCGAACTTGAAAAACAATTGTTAGAAATTTCAGCGACTCTAAAGGAATATAAGAGAGAGCATGATAAATTACAAAAGGGTGTGAAAGATAAAAAAACCAAAAAGACATCTTATAAACGCTTTGAAGGCCCAGTTGCAACAGATAAGTATCCTTATACAGAAGATGCAGAAAGACCTCTTGGAGAAGTTTATGGTACCTTAGATTTAGAAGAGCAATCCGACAGACTAGAAAAACTAGCCGAAAATATAAAAAAGCTTCTTGTAACAAACGGAATTGACCCGTCAGAAGATAAAATAGCAGTAGGCTTTTATCCAGTTCCCAAGGCGGCAAACCCTGCCACCTCGAACAAGGATGTTGAACCTGAGGTTGTAGGAACTCAGACCGGTGAATATGAACTTACAATTACTGCACAGCCAATACAATCTAATTCTTTCAATAAAATTACGGTGCGAAGTGAAAACCCAAAACAATACTCAAATAAATATAGCCGCTCCGCCGGCGAAACTTTGTGGGACATAACTTCATTTTATTTAGGCAACGGCACAAGATGGCAGGAAATTGTAGAATTAAATCAATCTACCTCGGTGTATAGAAAACGCGGCTGGCTATCAGCCGCAGAGATTTCTGCTATAACAAATAAAGATCAACTAACAGCGGCCGACCAAAAAAAACTTGATAAAGCAGAAAATCCAGAATTAAAATCAGGAGATGTGTTAAAAATACCAGTTTCATGGCTTGAGGAAATAGCCAATGATCTCGCTTGGTACAAAGCTCACGATACGGCTAAAGGGTCAATAATCGTTTACAGCCCTTCTTTAGTAGCTCCGCCAGCCCCACCTGAGATACCTTCTTATACTGATGATGGGGTTAGTTATATAGCAGCAGAAGACCCTTGGTTCGATTATAATAAAGATTCGATTTACAAAACTTCTGTTGGCAAAGGTCAAATCGCTTATATAAGAAGATCAACCCCAGAATTTGAAAAAACCTTAAAAAGATATAAAAGTGCGAAAAGCAACCAAGAGAAAGCACAGTCTGGGAAAGATCCAGATCCAGAACAACTGTCTATGTATGAAAATGTGACTGAAAACACAAAAGCTGCGTTGAATAAAGTTGCAGCAAGTAACAGAGTATTTTTATGGCCAGGCTTTTTACCACTTGTATACTCTCCCGAAGCAATAGACTACAGAACAGTTCATTTTTTGACAAACATGGACATTGTTATTCGCGAACCTGGAGTTGTAGGATCTTTAGCAAGGTTTTGCAGTGGTTCAAAGAAGCCGCCAAAATCAAAAAAGAAAATACGCGCATTTGTTAGAAAATATATTTATGACGCCCCTATCTTAGTTGATTTTGTTCCACGAGGCGTAGACGAAATAATTGGGTTTTATGAAACAAACGCTCAACCACCCCCAGCAGGTGCCACCTCCAAACCTAAAACAGAAAAAGAATTAAACACTTGGAACAAAATTACAAAAGATCCGATCACTAAAGAAATTTTATCTAAGAGAAATGTGAAACTTAATTCTATAGCAGGGGATATGGTTTTTGCATCGATGCCAAGGTCCGTCAACAAAATTAATACTTTATCTGACGTTCATAAATATATCTTGGGAAGATTGAGTATTCCGCAAATGGCTGCAGAAATCTTAAAATGTCTTGGCTTGTCCATGTCAATTGACGATTTGATAGAAGCTCTCTGTGACGGCTTCCTGAGATCAATCGGAGCAGACCCAAACAAAATAGATGAATTTTTTGAGATCTTAAATAATGGCGACTTCAATGTCGATATTAAAGGTATAGAACTCTTTGACACAGCCGATTTTGTACACAATGTACAACGCGATTTAGCAACGATGATTGCCTCCGGTGTTGATGATCCGTTTTATAATGCGATGATAAAACAAAATATAGGGAATGCACAAGGCAAAAGAATAATATGTGAGATCATAATGGGTGCAATGTTTGCAATGGCCGATATGTTGGCTAATTTGGATAGCACTGTGGATCCAAGAGAAAGACCAGATAAAAAGTGTTCTATTAGGTTTTCATTGCCGAAAATTCCGCCTTTTGGAAGTATCATTGAACCTATATGGAAACAAATACAAAAAAGATTATATGCATGGCTGGAAGAACAAATCAGAGACGTTGCAAAAAATATTATAGAAAACATTATTGAATTCTGCGCCGAAGAAGATCCGGTCTTCGCAGCAGAGATTCCTCAAGTTATCGATGAAGAGGCTCTTGCCACAGCTTTAGCACCCCTAAACACAGAGCCTAGAGATTTCTTATCTCACCTATTATCAACCTTAACCGCCGGCGAACTTTGCCAATTGGTTGAGGGCACCGCAAGAAAACCGCTTTTGTTACAAGTACGAAAATTTATGAAGTTTAATTATCCAGAAAGCTTTTATCTTTTTTCAACCGACTACAAAATATTATCATTCTTTAAAAATCTTCAAGGTGTATTGGACTTAAGTTCTTGTAGAGGTGTGCCAAGAGAAATGGTCCTTGACGATTTATGTAAAGACGGCGAAACCCCTCGCGAGGCTGCACTACGAAGATCCTTGTTGGCTAAAGGTTTAACGCCAGAACAAGCCGAAGAACAGTTAGAAATACAAAGGCAAATTAAGAAAGACATAGTTAGTGATCTAGTAACTCAAATTGTGCCCTCAGATAAGCTTGCTGGAGCCATGGAAGCGCTGGACATTAACAGTGTAATATCAGAATCTGAATCACTGAACAAATCAAACGGGATCGCCGTTTCTACTGTATTTGACGGTGTACAAAATAGTATATATCTAGAAATAGGCAACTTCATTCCAACAATTTTCACAGAGATTGATAAACTTAAAAAAGAGGGAAATTATGAATTTACAAAACTTCCTTTATTTGATGTCATTTATGCCTCGGCCCACCGACTAAATTGGGAGTTTAGAGTCAATAGTAATTCCCCAACAAATAGAAATAAAATCACCTTAATACCTCCAACGATAAACTACAAGCCAGGAGAATACAAAGTACTCTTTCCAGGTACTACTCAAGAAAAAGTCATTGATAAAAAAGGTCAGATGCAAATAGACTTTAAGATGAATAAAAAATTAGTTTATAGCGATGTGAAGACAAATGATCCTCTGAACACTGACGGAAAAGATGATATTTATATTTTCGACGTTTACAAAGGAGTCCAACCAAAATTTACAAGTGTAAAAGGATCTGAGGGTTTCGATATTAAAGATGAGGAACTGAAAGAAATTTTAGATGAGTATAGTCTTGTCTATAATCACCTCTCGAAAAGAATGGACATATTCGGCCAAATTTTAAAGAAGAAAGTCGAAGAACAATATGATTACACACTAGAGACCATTGAGGAAACTTCAACTTATTGCACTGATGGTTCAAATTGTTTAGATTCTGAAACAACCGCGTTCGCGCAAGAAGCGTTAAGTTTACAATTAAAAACCGTAAACCAAGCACTAGAAACTTATGGCGGATATCCTGGAACTCAATATTTGAGTTCTAATGTCGCGCCAACAGAGGGTGTACTTTGGTTTTTATCCGAATATATCTACGACGTAGCATACGTTTCGATTATAGACAGGATTATGGCTGTAATCGCAACCTCTGAATATTACGATGTATCAATGACTAGTCCATTGAGAAAACTTGACTTTTTAAAACAAAAATTTGGAGAGTTAAGTGATGTAAAAAATAGCACAAACACAAAGATATCTGAATATATGGGAAATCATGATTTTATGACTGGTGAGCCGCCAACTTATATGGGGGAGGCAATATTTGAAGGCCTTGTGCAATCTATAATAAAGTCGTTAATGATACAAGATCTCATGAGAACAGTCTTCGTGTTTTCTAAATTTAAAATTGCCGACGCGTTCTCGGATCCAGTTTTGTCAGAATATCTAGCTGCAGCGTTTAAAAACGTATCTAATGGTCAAATTTATTCGGCATATAACGACTATATGACAAAGAAAGAAATTAGAGTCCGAGAAAAGTTAGAGTTGATCGGACCCTCATCGACACCGCCAGCAAAAACTTTAACTGAAGATGAGATTGAGGAAGAAATAAAAAACCAAGTATTTGGCGGCTTGGCGGATAATGCAGAAGAATATTTGTTAGAATTGATTGGGCAAACCGCAGAGCTTATGAAAGGAAAATTAATATCTGTTTTCAATTTAAAACTGAAGGGTATTGATCAAAAATTCGAACTTGGTGAAAATGGCGTGACACAAGACTTCCAAACTATAGCGTTGGATGGTCAAACAACAAATGTTATGAATCATATACATGAATATGTGATTGATGAGAACGGCAACGGCATAGCTAAAATGGCCTATCACCCCGAAAATCCAGAAATAGGACATGAACATGCAATAGAAAACTTCGCAGTAGCAGAGGCACAAAACGAAGCTCTTGGAGCCCATGCACATGAATTACAGTTAAAGGATTTCCCACAGCTAGCTGTTAACACGATCACGACTCTAAATTCAGATCTAAACAGTGAAACCTGGAGAAAATCGACAACTTCAAACACCCGGCTGAAACCAGCGGTAGGCACATCAACTTGCATGCAGGAGCATTTTAATGGCGGAACATTGATTCAAATACCGCCTGGTGTCACTTTGTCTCCTGGAACAAATTGGGATCCCGGTGAAAGGGTGTTAAAAAATCTTGATTCACCGGCGGAAAAAACATTGAAAGCGTCATATGCAGCGCCAGCTGGAACTTATAAATGGAAGGAGAAATACGGCGGCTTCAGCGCCACACCCTTCGAAGTAACTGGCAAAGGTGGATATACCGACGGCAATATAGGGACAAAAAAAGCTATAAAACAAGCAAAGAAATGGCTTGAAGGTAAATTCAAGGGCCTTTGGAATCCTATGGGCCCAACATTTCCAAGTTATGATCCAGCTATTTGGGATGATTTAGCAAATGTCGACTGGGCAGGAGGTGAATACTCTTGGACGGAAGACAACCCATTTGAGCCTATGCTTGGAGTTGCTATGTGGTGGGAACCGTCTTCTTTATCGTTCGCCATCATAGGCACCAGTATTACTTCTCCTCCACCAACAGGATATAAAATTCGTGTTAGACGAACTATCGAGTATGAAAAACGTGATAAAGGCCCTCGAAACAAAGAAGAATATCATATTTTTTCATCTACTAAAACCACCGGCGATGGTGTTCCCCAAGTATTAGTCAAGAGCGGCGACGGCTTTTATTTTGGACAGCACTGGCAACCTAAGGAAGGAGACACTTGGGGCAAAGGTTATATTCATAGGGACGAAGGGCAGCCATACCCAATGATAAGGTTATCGGTACCGACCCGCGGAACTGGAGATATTGACATAGAAAAAGTCACCGAAATCAATTTTAAAATAAATGGCGAAAACATACATCAAAAACCCAGAGTTATTCTTGTAGGGCAAACCTATGGCCGAGTATATGAACTTCAGGTCAATAGTGTTGAAGGATTACAAGAACATGAAAATGGGTTTTCTTATGGAAATGTTATAAATGTAACGATTCCAATTGCACAAACCAGCTATAAACTGGTATCCGGAAAACTTGAGTCCAAAGGACCATTACACCCCGAAGGCAAATCTTCCGTGCAGATTACAGATTCCTTAAACAATGCCCTCAAACTGCCATACGGCCATGGCCACGTTGATTTCATTAACGGCAAAAAAGTTGAAGATGATGTGTTTTACTTGATAGTAGAAAACCCAGAAAGTGGAGAAAGAGCAGCTGCACCAGTTCAATTTCATACGTTTACGCCATTTGGAAGAGGGCACAACTCTGCTGATTCTTTAATTCATTATACTGGAGGTGGTTACGATACCACAGTCAGTGGTGTCTCCGTCGGCAAGTCGTATTACACCAGCCGCCTGGTGCCATCTTTCGAAGAGCGCTTCGGTGCCGGGATGTCACCTATTTGGAACACTGAACCAAGTGTTAATTTCCCATTCTTTTTGGGTCCAAAACCGGACACAGGTGTTTACGATTTCTTTCCTTTAACTATGTATGAGGACGAAAACGAACCCGCGATTGAGTATAAAGAGACAACAAAGAAAAACGCAGATGGCGAAGACGAAATAACCGAGGTACCTTATTCAACCCAGCAGGCCTGGCCAGTTGTTGATGTAGCTGACCCTCTTGGTATAAGGTCCTATGATAATGGTAGAGCAACAATTCTTGTGTCACCAAGATTAACAAGAACCGATTTATTTCCAAAGTTTAGAAGATCAGGCAACTTCGTAGTAGAAAAATATATAAAAATCAAGTTTAAGCCCTTTGGAGTATTAACAAGTATGGTGAGCACCGCTTTCGCATTGAAACTTTACCATCATTATGCCGGCGCCGGTCTCCAGACACAATTAGATAGGACCAGTCTTGGGTTAGGCGCCGCAGAGGAAACTCTGGGCGTCGATAAATTTGGGAATGTACCAGGTCTCACAGTCCGGGCATCTATACCTCAGAAATTATCCTCGAACTCTTTTAAGAGATTACAGCAAGAACTACTGGGCTACAAAGATGAGATAAATCCTACAACTGGCTTGCCCACGGGCACAAAAACGGTTAAAGAGGGGGACGAACTTTATTTAAATTCGAATCCATTCGCCGGCCCCAATGGAATTCTAGATGAGGTCAGCTATGGACTAAGGGTGAGTTACGTTCTGCCGTTTGATATATCACAAAATGTGGTAGACTATTCTCCAAACCAATCAAACTCCTTGATATTTAATAATTTAAAAGAAATGTTTTCTCCGACTCTTGACGAAAACCAATTTAAAAATACAGACTCTTTCAGACAACACTATATTTTAACCCAAGCTCAGAATAAAGTTTTCCACATGCAGGAATATCTTGGAGATACTAATACTTTAAATGCTGGTATGTATCAACTACCTGATATTTTTGAAGCCAAACCATGGGGCGGCTACGGATCACCGTCCTCAGTACAAGATGTGTTTTTATTCCCGCTCGTAGAAGTTGAAATGGACAAAGATGATCCAAGTTTTCCAACTTCTATAGTTACCTTCCAGGATCTCCTTGCGGGGTACCCCGACGACGACCCAGCAGGAATTTCTGCGTACGGCAAAGGGGTATACGAAGAACTTTATGTAAGGTTAAAAAGCAGCCCTGAATTTAAATTTCTTTTTGATTATGTGATGCCTACTAAAAGAGCTTTGGCGCTGGCTACTATTTATAATATGTTGGCTTTTGATGATGTTTTCCCAGACCCTTGTAAATTTCAAGCGTTGTTCAGTACTTCGACCAAGGTTCAGTCGTCTCTTATGGAGAAACTGGGGCAAGATTTAACCCTTCTTTCTGTAAGTTCCGATGCTGATTTCGATATTGCTGAATTAATAAGAGAAGCAAATGGCTTTAAAGTAAGTTGCTCACCCGGCCCCGATTCCGCGTTACTCAAAACAATAATGGGGCAACTACCCGAAGGCTTCGCAGATCTTCCAGCAATGCAAGCTATTCAGGCCGCAAAAGAGGAAACAGATGAAATGGTGGAAACAGCAAAGAACATGGTCGGTGGCCTTTTACCACACTCAAACCTTGGAAACCAGTTTGAAGGCTCAGACGAAGAGGAGGAATAAAAAATGGCAGGAATATCAGTTAAATTACCATTATCAGTAAATGACGCAGATGGTCATTATACTTTAAATAAAACTTTTATGGAAGTTACAAAACAGAATTTTAAGAATTTAATTTTAACAATCCCCGGGGAAAGGATTATGAATCCTGACTTTGGTGTAGGAATAGCTCAGTATTTGTTTGAGCAAGACGTGGAAGAGACCAGGGAGATGATTACAGCGAAGATCCACGAACAGGTTCAGATCTATATGCCGCACGTTATAATACAAGAAATATCATTTTCGAGCGTCGAACAAAGCAGAGAAATTGGCTCACATGTTTTGTCCGTTGCTATAACATATGCTGTAACGCCTTTAAATGAAACAGATATTTTAGATATAAAAATAGGATAAAACTATTTAAAAAGAGGACTAAAAAATGGCTAAGAAAACCCCGCCAATAAAATATACGAGCAGAGATTTCGATTCAATCAAGAGAGATCTCGTCGAATATGCAAAAAGATATTACCCAGATACGTACAAAGACTTTAGTGAAGCATCGTTCGGAGCGATGATGTTAGATATGACAGCATATGTTGGCGATATTTTATCTTTCTATTTAGATTATCAAGCAAACGAGGGCTTTTTACAAACTGCTACGGAATACGATAACATAGTAAAAATGGCTAAGCAGATGGGGTACAAATTCAAATCTACAGGTTCCTCAACTGGTATAATTTCTCTTTTTGTCACGGTCCCTGCGACCAACGCCGGAACACCGGATACAAGGTATATGCCAATTTTAAAAAAAGGTTCTGTATTTGCTTCTTCTGAGGGCGCCTCTTTCGTATTAATCGATGACGTCGATTTTTCCGATTCAGACAACGAAGTAGTGGTTTCAACTACGAATGAGTTTGGAAATCCAACTTTTTATGCAGTCAGGGCCCATGGGAGAGTTGTATCGGGTATTTCAAACACGGAAGTTAAAACCGTCGGAGAATTTCAGAAATTTAGAAGAATCAAATTAGACTCCAGAAACATAACAGAAGTAATCTCTGTCTTAGACACAGAGGGACATGAGTATTATGAAGTTGAACATCTCTCTCAAAACGTTGTTTATTTACCAGTTAAGAATAGAGCTACGGACGCCTCAAAGGTACCAGAATTGATCAAACCTTTTGTTGTCCCCAGGAGGTTTACAGTTGAAAATACTAGACTTGCAACGTTTTTGCAATTTGGTTATGGCTCGACATCTGAGTTAACAAATGATTCTCTGGTTGACCCAGCACAAGTTGTTCTGAATATCCACGGTAGAGAACATGTAACTGATACAAGCTTTGACCCAACCAAGTTAACAACAACAGATAAATTTGGAGTTTCTCCAACAAACACAACACTGACAATCAGTTATAGAGTGAACGACTCTGACAACGTAAATGTTGCGGCAGAAGCATTGACAAGTGTTATTTCTCCTATACTTCAATTCGAAAATCAATCAGATTTGACCGTTGCTAATATGGACATTGTACAAAGTAGTCTGGAATGCACAAACGAGGAGCCAATTATTGGCGACGTACAGCTTCCCGATACGCAGGAATTAAAACAGAGAATACG